TACGGGGAAAGTCTTATCAGTAATAATAACATTATTATATGAACCAGTACCAATACCAATAATTGCACTTCCAACTGAAATACCTGCACCAGCAATAATATCACCGATTTGAAGTGTGGGTGAGGGAACTGCTTGGAGTTGATATACTGCATATGGAACACCAGTAATACCATATGTTAATCCATAACTACCAATACCAAGATTAGCATATGGACCATATTCAAGAACTGAACTTAAATTTGCTCTTGTAATATTCGCAACAATTGAAGATACTCCAGAAATTACAGAACCAACTGGAATATTTACAAACGAAACTCCAATCCCATTCGTGGTTGTATTTCCACGGTCGGTGACTGTATCCAGAGTTTCATTACTTAAAAGTCCAGTAGTTCCAATACCAATATTAGTTGTAAATTCTGCAGTATTTGTAGATGAATTCCAAACCAATACACCTCCATTATAATAATTTGAATTTGTTTTGATACCTGCAACATCATCCAAATATCTAAAACGAGTTTCACCACCACCACCGATTGTGGAGAGTTGTTGTTGAATACGATTGATGAATAACTTATAGTGCTGTTGAAGCTGGTCTAAAGTTACAAAGTTCTTATCTAGTGGAGTAAGGGGATCGGGAGTTTTTTCATTAGAGGGAATATTTAATAATCCTTCTTTGATATATTTTTGAGTATCTTCCTGTGGTTCTGAATTAATGATATTTTTAACAACATCATTAATATCTTTTATTCCCTCCTCTACTTCCTCAATAATATCATCAACTAATTCTTGATTCTCTCCATATTCCTTACCAGTAAGTTCATGAAGTATATTTTCGACAATATCATTCGCTCCAATAAGTTCATTAATAAACTTATCTTCTTCTTCTTTTAATTTTTTCTTTTCCTTATTTGCTTCTGCTATAAGGTTAAAGAAATCTGATAGGTTTTCAGACATTATCTATCACTCTTCTTCCGTTTCCCCAAACATTGATTGTGCTACCACAGGACGGAAAGCATCAATTTTTTCTGCTGATTTTGCAAAAAGCAAGTCCTTAATTTTATCGCTAATCTGTGATGGTGATTCATCAGTAGCAATCATATCCATTAATTCATCCATTTTTTATACTTTCAATTAGTAATCGTTAGTATTTATATTTGCCCCCCTTTGGGCATTTTTGTGATAGATGTGTCCATTTCAACTGCTTTTCCATCTGCTTCGGTAGATCCACCACCTTTTACTCCGTCAGTATTTGGTTCCATTACAGGTGCTCCTAAATCTCCCATTGGTGCATTTGGATCTATTGGCATTCCTGTAGCAGGATCGACTGGAATGCTTGGATCTGGAATAATACCATCTTCAATTTCCTTTTTGATAAGAATATCTTGATCTATGATTTCTTGATCAGTTTGACGAAGAATCTTACGTCTTACATAATCTTGAGAAAAATATTTGCCAACGTAAGGTTCTGCAACTTGAACCATATTCAATCTTTCATTCAAAAGTTCTGCATCTTTAAGTTCAGCAAAATGATTATCATAAAGAAAATCATATTGAATATGTTCATCCATTACTGCCCAATCTTCTGGTGTAATGATATTCTTAAGAAGCAGTTGAGTTCTTAGCATATCACTAAACATTGCAGAAAATCTTTTTCTTAAGCGAGCAACAAACTTACTGAATTTAACTTCATCACGAAGAATTTCTGATGAACGCCCAAGATTGAATCCACCTTCTCCATCCATTCTTGAAGGGGGAACATTCAATGAACGATAGAGTTTCTTTTTGAAATATTCAATATCGGTAATTTCTCCAAGATTTTGTCCACCTGGAAGAGTAGAAATTTCTGTACCACGTCCACCTTCTCTACGAGGCAACCAGAAATCTTCAAGCATTGCCATAAATTTCTTATCATCACGAATTTCTCCAGTGTTTGCATCATATACAAGTTTATTACGATATCTCATCATCACATCTCTGAGATATTGCTCTGCTTTTACTTTAGGAAGATTGCCAACATCAATATAGAAAATACGACGTTCTGGAGCACGAGATAATCTGTAGATAACAAGACTATCCTCAATCATTCTCAATTGATTGAGTGACTTAATTGCTTTATGAAGATATGAAAGAGTTGATCCCTTATTTCTATCCACAAGACCTGAAGTGCAATAGGTGATAGAATCTTTTGACATTCTGATTCCATCGTTTGCGCCACCAAGAGTTCCGGGTGCTGGAGTTCCTGTTGGATAAGTCATTTTTGGATTGTACACATAATATTCTTCAAGTTGAGGAAAATCATAATCCATTGGATTATCAACATTCCTGCTACTTGGAAGTTTATATTTGTTTGCATCCGTTTTTTGAGCCTGTCTCACATAACGCATTTTCATTGCGTCAATATATCTTAGTTCTTGTATACCTTCTTCGGGTTTTTTGAAATCAATTACTTTATGATAATAAAGTCTTCCGTCAATATACCAATTTCTATAAATTTCGTGAGATTTTTTATCAAAATCTAAAAGTTCTAAAATATGTTTAAACTCTTGTCTAATTTTTTTCTTAATACCATCACTTGCGTTTAAATTTGAAAGTTCAATCTGTACAGGACTGTCATTACTATCTGATACAATCGCTTCATTAACAATATCTTCAATTGCGCTATCACACTCTGGATGCAAAGCCATTTCACGATATCTTTTGATTAAATCAAATTCGGTTCTATAAACACCTTCAATATCTACATATGAACCAAAAAACCCACTACTTAAGTAAAAATCTGATGCATCCTCTTTATTTGGAGGAACAGGAGATAAAGTAGTGGGTGATAGTGGCTCAGTATCCTCAATAGAGAATCCAAATAATTTTGTCATAATTTATTTTTTTAGTCTTTATCTTTAGACTATTTATTATGCTTTATTTGCAGCAGGTGTCCAGTACTGAACTTGGAATTCTACTGTAAATTCTTCAATAGTATCGGCAGTATCATATGAAAGGTCAATTGCAGAGATATTTGTTGGGAAAATATCATAGAACTGATAGGTTTTTACAACCTCAAGTCCAGTGCCCTCAGCAACACCTGTTCCAGTGTTACTTTTACCTCTTTTGAATTGTTTGACGAATGCATCTCTCATATAATCTGCTGGATTAGTTAAACCGCTCCCATCTCCATATTGAGCAATAGATTGCATCCAGGTTTCAAATGCACTTCTAATTGTAAAGTCTTGGTCATTGATAACAGTGATTGTCCAAGTATCAAATGTGCGGTCGCCAGCAACCTTGAAAATTCTTCCTCTGAAAGGAATGTCAATTGAAGCAACGTTTGATGCAGGTAATGCAGCTGCCTTACAAAGAATTGGGAAATTTGCAGTTAAAGTAACTCCAGTTGGTGGAGATGGGATATTAACTTCAAATAGATTGGGGCGAGCGCCGCCTCCAATAAGTGCTGATTTGAAATTTTGAATTGTGTGTGCCATTTTTTAGTTCCTCCTTTTTGATGGTTTAATTAGAATCAAACTGTACCAGCAACTTCTTCAAAACTTACGCCTGTTCTTGTGGCAACAAAGGTAAGTGTTACATAGTTAATAGATTTGGCAGGTTTCAGGTAGATATCAGCTCTAAATTCGTTGTTATCAATGACATCAGGAGTGTTGTTTGTAGTGTCACAAACAACCAAGAATCCATAGAGACCTCTCTTTGCCTGAATATCACGGAGGTATGGTTCAACAATGTTTCTGAAGTTTGCTCTTGTCAGTTCATCGTTGAGTTCAAAGAGTTGAGCTTGTGCTGCTTTTTGAAGTGCTTGTTCGATTGTGAGGAACAGGCGACGAACATTAATTCTGTCAAATGCAGAAGCATATCCAAGAGCAGTCTTGTCTCCAAAGAGAAGAGTTCCAACGCCAGGTTGAGTAACGATTGAATTAATTCTCAATGGATAAAGTTGATCTCTTTGTGCCTTTGAAGGATTATATGCAAGTTTAATAGCATTATTTAAAATTCCTCTTTGTTGTCCAGCAGGCGAGAACCATGGATATGCAACAATGTTAGTGCGGCACATCAGACCTGCAACATCAGCATTGCAAGGAACATATACGAATTTGTTGTTAAACCTATCATAAGTGTACTTATATCCACTATCAAATATTGCATATGATGATGATGAAAGTGAACTGAAGTATTGAATCAGGTTAGTTGTTTGTGTTGTGTTATTTGTAACTCCAACAAGATCTGCTTTGTGGGGTCCAATAACTGCCACACAATCTTTTCTTCCTTCTGCAAGAGAGATGAGATATTGTGCTTTTGCTTGAGAGTCTGATTTGTTGGTAAGACCAGGACCCATAATCAAGTAATCAACTTGAATATTATCTTTATTCGAGAAGAGATTATATGAGTTTTGCAGATCTCCAAGAGTTGCTGCAGATCCACCAGCAGCGGAATAGTTAACGCCACCACTTAAATTGTAGGTTTTGTTTCCGATTGCGCTAAAGGTTACTCCCTGAGCATTTTGTCCCCAGAGACCTTGTGCCGTTGTGTATGGCGTAAATGATGTTGAGAATGCAACTGCTCTTGGCGCAGTGCCCCAGAAAGCATCTGCAGCATTTGATGGATTGTAACCCGCCCAGATTTGCGAAGAATAATCTGCAAGATACTGCTTATACCAGATCTTCTGAGGAGAATTGACAGCAGAAATTGCATCAGCTGCTTTTGAAAGACCTACATGCTTTTCAATTAAAGTTCCTTGATTTCCTGTAATTGTGCCAAGGTCATCAACTACAACAATGTGCATTCCGTCACCTTCGCCAGATCTATCCAATGAATATTGGTTAGATGTTGGTCTTGGTGCGATTGACTTCCAATAAATTGTACTATTTGTAAGACCTAAGGTTTGTTGATCGTACCAATCAACAACGGTTGCTGGAGTTACTCCCGCTAAACCTTGGGTGGAACCAGTAGCAATACCAGAATTGTTTATAAATTTAATTGTATTGGAAGTTGAGAACGATGCATAACTTGCTGATTGAGCATAGTTAATCAAAGTCTCTGTTCCACCAGAAGAAACTCTTGAAACAACATGAACATCAATCGTACTGGTTCCGTTTGTGGAATCAGTGGTCACACCTGTGATAATTCCTTTTAAATATCCATTAAACAGAGAAGTTGTTCCAGCACCGGGAAGAACAACGTTAGAAAGTGCTGCAGTAACTCCAAATCCAATTGTAGCACCTAAAGTACCTAAATTGGTTGTTGTAATTCCAATCGTTTGATCTGCAAAATCATCAATAAAACAAACTTTTAATCCATTTGCCCAAGTACCTGGATTCTTTGCAGCATACGTGAAGTTAGTTGCTTCGGACCAGTTACTTGTATAGTCGTCGTAATTTTTAATTTTTGAATTTGTTGTAGTACCAATACCAACACCTGCGTTAGCATTATTCAGTGTTGATCCATCAGTTCTAACAACTTTCAGAACACCGCCATATGAAAGATAAGATGATGCACTCATCCAATACTCATATTGAGAGTCTGATGAAATTGGTTTGCCGAAAGTATTATTTAAATCTTGTTCGGTTGCAATGTCAATTGGATAGTCAACAGGTCCAATTGGAAATGGGCCAGCAATTGCTCCAATGTTATCTAAAACATTATCAGCTCTTCCTACTGTTAAATCAACCTCTCTGACGAGTACGCCTGGAGATAATTGAGGAGTCGCCATGTTTTTCTCCGTAAGTCTCAGTTTATCTGAAAATATTTATCAAAAATTTACTTTACGTGGGGGAAATATGTGGTGAACAAATTACCAATCTGGATATTGCCAATCAATAGAAAATTGTTTATTTTTTCTTGACTCTATTATTCTTTTGATCGTACACTCCTTACATTCATAGGAATATGAAGATGCAACTGGTCCCCTGTCCTTACGGGTTCTATAAAAATCATCTGTTAAACTTTTTAATTCTTTACAAATTCTGCATTTTCTATCGGTAAGTAATAAATGTCCAAGTTTTATTTGCTTATCAAGTTCCATTATGTCATATAATCCCACATATGAGACATATCTCCATATTCATCAACAAACCATCTATCACCATCGGCATCAACAAAACTCTCTGAACCTAAACCATCAGACACGAACCCAAATGGTGCCATATCTTGTTCTATTTGATTCTTTTGTTCTTCATAAAGTCTTTTTCTTACGTCTTGATCAGTAAGTTCTTTAAAATAGTCTTGTGCCACTAACCAAGCATAAATCACAAGACACATTGCTAGGTCATCATTACAACCTTCTTCTGCCTCAAAAGAATTATGCTTTTGAATAAACGTTGTGAGCTCACTAATAATTTCATAATCATTGAGATAAAGTTTATCTTCCTCAATCATCGTTTTGAGATTAAGGCATCCAACTTTCTTTACTGTTTTGGACATCTTAACTCCCAATTGAGTTTTTTTGCCAGAAAATCCTTGTCCAACAATTTGACCTGCCCTGCCCCTCATAGAACACATTAGGAGATTGTTATATTCCAAATCATACTGAATAATACTTGCAACCTGGTCTCCAACATCATTCACCTCACACAAGATATAAGCGTTATTATAACTTTTTGCTATATCATGAATAATGCTTGGAAAAAGCATTGGTTTGATCTCATTATTTCTATACTTTGCAACTACTCTATGTGGGAATTGTGTTATATCCACCACGGTAAATGCTGAGTAATCATTTCCTACGCCTCTGGCTACGTCTACAGTAATCAAATAATCATGTTCATCAACTGGATCAACATATACATCTAAACCCGCGCTACGGGTCTTAGGATGGTCGTAGACGAGGGTTCTGAGTTTAGATGGTGCAATTAGAGTATCAACAGATCCTAAGAATTCGCATTCAAATTCAACTTTGAATTGCTGCTCTGATGTGTTTGCAATTGTTTGTTTTTTCCACTCCTCGTCTCTACCAGGAACTTCACTCCAATGAACATCTGTAAAGATATATTCATTTTTACCCTTTTCAGCATCATGCCACATTCGGTAGAAATGATTCATACCATGTGGGGTAGAAACTATAATCACTTTTGTTTGTTTGCCCGAAGTGATTGTAGGATAAACGGATGCAAAGAATGAATCTGCAATGTGATTAGGAACGAATGCAAATTCGTCCAAGAACAAGATATTAAATGACATACCACGAACAGCAGATGCTGATGTAGATGCTGCTAAAATCTTAGAACCATTTTCAAGTTCAAGAGATCCTTTATTCCAAGAGATAATTCCCTGCTGCATCCATTTTGGTAGATTTTCATATGCAGTCTGCAATCTATCTAAAAGTTCTCTTGCAGTTGCTGCTTTGTTTGCGAGAATACCAATATTTACGTTGTCATTGAACACTGCATAATGCAACAGAAAAGATACCACAGTGGTAGACTTACCAGTCTGTCGTGGCATTTTGCAGATATTAAATCTGTGCTTATGGAAATTATTAATTAACTTTTCTTGAAAATGATACGGTTTAAAAGTTTGCAATCCATGATCAAGAGTAACAATTTTTACATAATTGTTTGCAAAATAAACAGGATCATCCTTACATTTGATGAATTCCTCAATTTGCTCTTGAGTGAATTCTATTGGAGTATTTGCTTTTTTTAAAAGAGGATTGCCAAGATATACGTCTGACATAATATAATTTTATTTTATTAACAGTTCCAAGCTCTAAGTGATTTATTAATTCTTGAATCAGGATCGTTTGCAGTTTTTGCTGAAGTCAATTTCTTTTTCATACCCTTCATACGAGCACAAAATGAATTTCTACGTGATCCTCCTTCTGGTTGTGGTCTTTGCAAATTACTTCCAGGATGCTCTCTTTCATAAGATTTGCGACCTTTTTCATTTAATCCACCTTTGGGATTTTTTCCCTCCTTTCTTTGCCATGCAGCAACTTCTTCGAGTTCAAATTCTTCCTTTGTTGCAATATCGGAAACGATAGCAGGTGCCTTTGCAGCGGCTTTCAATCTTGCAAGTTTTTGTATTAATGCAATTTTTCTTTTCTCATCTTTTGTTGCTGGTTTTTCAATAACTGCAGTTTCTTCACCAATTGTTTTATTATTCAAAAGATAATTTTTTGATTTGGAATTTACAACTTGAATCAAAGGCATTCCTGGTTGAAGTGTTGAAACATTAAATTGAAGAACAATTGCTCCGGGATATACCTTTTGAATTTCTGTAGTTACATCTTTTTTTGATGGCATTCCTGCTTGTGGGAAAAACATTCTGATAGAATATGTTTTTCCTCTCCAACTTAAAATTACTGCAATAATATTTCCAGTCTCTGCTTGAAGACGTGTTGCCTCTTCAATTTGAGACTTGAATCCCTTAATTGGTTCTGGTTTAATAACATCAACAACTTCTGCAAAAGTATTTCCATTTGCATCTTCAATAGTTACATCTTCCTTTTTAGTTTTATTTCCCCAGTTTGAAGCTCCGACTTTGCGACACTTAACTAGTGCCCCTGATGCGTATGCACTTGGCCAAATCTTATATCTTGATTTTACTTTCTCTTTGCAGGCATCTTCATTTACAACTTCTTCAGTTGCAACATTTTTTGCCTTGCCAGATCTTTCTGGATTTGGATCTTCTCTTCTTTTTCTCCTTGCAGCAGCATTCTCTTCTTCAGGAGACATTTCTGCAGCCATTTTGGATGAACCACACTTTGGTTTTGTATCTTGTCCAGGTTGCTTTGCGCAAGGTTTTCCTGCATATTTGCCACCCAATTGAACCCACCCAGGTTTTCCGTTAGATGATTTACTCTTTGAAAACCAATCATGAAGAGAAGAATCTCCAGATTTTGATGCTTCCTGAAGTTCGCCAAGAATTTTGTCAACAAGTTTTTCTTCCTTTACTTTTGGTAAAGAAACTGCTGCTGCTTTTTTCTTTTGAAGTTCTACTGCTTTATCTCCAAGTTGTTTTGCTGCATCAGGAGTTAATGCACCTGCGCCTGATGATTTTTTGATTTCAAATCCAAGTGCTTTTGCTTCATTTGTCGGAACACAATTTGGAACCATTTTTTTACCTTTTTTCTTTAAACCTTCTTGCTTATATCCAACCCAACATGCCTCTTCAACTTCTGATTTTGGTTTTATTCCTTTCTTTTTCATACTAATTGCAATTGCTGCTTGTTGAGCAGGATTTGCTGCTTCTTCCATTTCTCCACTATCAATATAATCTGCTGCCGTATCAATATAGTCTGCTGCTTTGGTAATTTTTGACTGAACCCATGCCTCTAAACTACCTTCACCTTTACCAACTTTATTTTTGATTCTTTGTGCTGCCTTCATCAAAGTATCAAGTTCTGAACGTGCCATAGAATATTCATGATCCTTTACAGAAACCTTATCCCATGCTTTTCCGCCATAAGAACATTCTGAACGTGTTTCTCTTTTATCGCAGAGCGGACAATATCTTTGTTCTTTTTGCATGGTTTCCTCCTTTAGTTTTTCGGGTATTGAAAATATATCCCAACATTTTGGTCCATATTTACATTCACTTCTCATCTGAACTTTTTTACACTTTGGACAATATCTTTTGGCATATTCAATATGGTCCGAATGTACGGAGTGCTTCATTAATGGAGAATCTCTATCATCATCTGTATCACCTAATTCTGCATATTCTTTTACATCTTTAAATTTTTTATGCTCCTTTTTCGCAGATGATTCCATCTTTTTTAAGCGAGTATAATAATCCGGAATTTCATCCAAATGCTGAAGAGCAATATTCATTGCAAGAGTATGATCTTTAGTATGCTCATGTTCAATTGGTTCGCCCATATCCAGTTGCTTTTGAATAAAAGAAACATCAAGACGATGCTTTTTTGCAATTTGTTGAACTGAAAGATGAGGCTTCAATTTTTGCATTTTATTTTTATTTATCTTCTTGAGTTAGTCCATTCTTCAATAGTTTGGATAACTCCGCAGTAGACCCAACAAATAAAGCATTTGTGACATTTGTTGGACCTTTGGAAACTCTCTCCTCTTCAATATCTTTAAGTTTCTTTTGAAGATCCATCAATTTATCGGTTGCATCAGCTACATTTTTAATTAGTTGCCCAGCAACTTCATATGCTCTTGGCATCTCACTTTCTTGGGCAAGTTCAAGAATTCCATTAATTGCCTCTTGCCCTTTTTCTATAAGAGAATATAAATTTCCTCTTGTATATTCATAATCTTTTTTAATATCATCTATAGGAGATATTACTTTTTCAATTTTTTCTTCTATGATTTTTGAATCGTTTGGTACTATTTCTCCATTAACATTAAAAGTTTCATTCAAACTATCAAATTTTTTTGTCATTTTCATGTCATCTATTATGTTGTAGTTCCACTAAATCCAAAATCATCCCCATCTTGAATTAAAAGATTGTCTGCGGAAGTGATTGATTTTACTTCCGCACCAGAGAGATGGGAAATAATACCTGTTCCATCTTTACCTCTGTCAACTGTAAGAACATTTCCTGATTTAGATCTGACATAAATTTCTTCTCCTTCAATTTCCAAATAGGTATTCGTAGAAATTAAACTTGCATCATTTACGGTAATTAGAACATCTTCCGTTGTAATATCTTTGGTAATATTTGTAAGAACTGTACCTGTATAGTTTTTGATAGCTCTTGGTTCTGCTGAATATACAACTTCTCTTGTTGGGGTAGAAGTATTTGTAGAAGTAATGTAACTGATAGTTGTCTTTTTGACAATATCTTTGGTAGCAGAGGAAATTGGTCCAAATAGATATGTTTTTGCAGTAAACCTTAATGTGTAAAGAAGAACTCTCCTTGTAGTAAAATCGCCCTCATAATCATCCTGCATAGTAATATTTTCCAAAACAATTGGAATATCTCTTTTTTCATTAATACTTTGCACTAAATCAATAGTAAGAGTATATGCTGGTTGAAAATATGGTAAAATTTGTTCAACAATTTGAAGGCAATCGTCATTGAGTTTGGACATTATACTCAATTCAAATTGCATATTATATGGAACAGGCATAAATGCTTTTTTTGTCTCTGTTCCGTTTGTTGGATCTTTTACAGTAAATGTTTGAGTAGTTGTAACTTTTCTTGTTGCATCATAGGTTAATCCAGTAAACTCAAATGACATTCTTGGTAATGTTATTTGAGTTTTTTTACTTAAATCTGCAGATTGGTCAAGTCTTGCCAAAAACTTTTGAGTTGGACCATATGCAAGCGGAACTTTTATTACACTGACTACATTGTCGGAAGAATCATTATGCTTTATTTCTATGTTATTAAATAGAGAACCAAAAGAAATTACAGTTCTTCTTAAAATTTCGTTATAAAAATACTCAAACATTGTGATAAATTTCTTTACTAATATTTAATCATAATAAAATATATTTATACTATGGCATCCCAAAGGGATTTGCTTCACTAAAATCTATGATTGAACTAGATTCAATCTCTATATTTGTATTGTCAGCAAATCCATCATCAACTGGATTTGTATTAATTATTCTCAATTTATGGGAAGCACTAGAATCAGATCCTATAATTGTTTCTGAAACTATAAATTCTCCGGACACATTAGAAACTTCAAGATTATTTGTAATCGAATTCCAAGACCTTACTCTTGCAGTCGTACCACTTATTGAACCTGTTACAATCTCATTAAAAATATAACTGCCAACAGATGTTAGTGATGGATTTTCGATAGTGATAATTGGTACTTGAGTATATCCAAGACCAGCATTTGTTATTCTTATTTGGGTAATAGATCCTCCAGCACTTACAACTGCCGTTGCAGCAGCTGACACTGATGAAATGCCCGTAAATGTAATCTGGGGGGATGAAGTATATCCAGAACCACCATTGGTAATTGTAACTATTCCAATTACACCATTACCAATTGTTGCTGTTGCTGTTGCCCCATTACCATCACCAAAAAATGCAACTTTTGGTGCTATAGTATATCCATATCCAGGATTGATAACTTCAACTGATTGTACTGATTTTAAATTTGGGTTAACATTACTATTACATACAACAATTCCACCGATCATTGTGGCTGACCCAACTCCGGTTATTCCCCCCGTTGGAGCAGAAGAAATTGCAACTCTTGGTGGCGACGAATAACCTCCTCCCCTATTTGTAACAGTAAAATATCTTATTCCTCCATTGACCAATGTAGTGACAGCAGATGCCGTTACACCAGTTCCCACAAGAGTTAATGTTTGTATTGATCCAGAAATATTACTTGAATCGTCTCCGACAAAATTACTTCCCCCAATAGTATCATCTATTTCACTGATATTTGTGTCAATTACTTCATCCTCATATCTGAACAATTCGCATCTTAATTCGTAAACATAATTCTTCTGAAGTTGATAAAATGGTTTTTCATGCTCAACATACTTTATTTCAAACAAACGATCTCCTAAAGGGAAATAAATTAAATCACCCTCTTTTGGACGTGTTGATAATTTGATATCTTCTTTATTTTTAATTAAAGGTGAGATATATGTTTCAAATCTTTCCTTCGAAATAGTAATTGTAAGTTCATTTAATGCCTGTATTCCAAATTTTGATAAGATAGTCGGATTATCTCCATATCCCTCATAATTATTCACATAAGCTTCAATTGGATATGCATCATCAAATGCAGATTGAATAACCTCTCTCAATACTTTTTTTTCTGTTAGATATTTTCTGGGCAAATAATAAACTTCAACTCCATACATTCTCAATTGCTCATTAATCAAATCTTGAACTAAATTTTGCTCTCCCCTTGATCCTTGCTGAAAAAATGGATTAAGCATAAGACTAACCAATCATATCTAAAGGTGGAAGTTCGTAAGTATTTGACATTTTTTCCATAAGAATATCAATCTCTCTTTGTGCATCATCATACATTTGGCGACCATTGAGCTCTACTCCGCCGGGAAGTTTAACACCACTAAATTTGATTAAATTCTGTCCCCATTGACGTTTGATTAGTGAAGTTAAATATGGTTTGATAAAAGAATCATTCCAGACTCTACTATAATCATTTGGGTCTAAAATTGCATAGCAGTCTAAAACAATATAATTACCTACTGTCACTGATCCCCAGTCAATATCAAGATATAGTCTATCTTGTCTTTTATTAAAACGAATTTGCTTCTGAGTATTCAATAAAAAATCAAGATCCTCAAGATATGTCTTGACCATTGCATATGACAAAAGTTCAGTTGTACCCCAATAGTAAACATCATTTAAAAATAATTGATATTTAACACTAAACATATTATGGGTAATATTATTTGATCCATCAAATTGAAATATTTTATTTACTCCAATAACTCCTGGCGGAACTTGCAAATAATTACTATTTTCTTCGTATTTAAAAGTTGTTGCAGCACCTACAATAGTAGTATTTACGGTTGTAGTTACAATTCCAACACTTGAATTATTACCCCTTGCTCTTCCTCTATCAATATCTTGTTGAGTAAATTGATATTTAAAAAATGCTGGATAAACGCCGTCAAAATGGCGTTCCTGAAAAAATTGAATGGCATCATCTACAAGGTCGTCAATTTGCTCATCAGCTACATTGATTTCCAAAACTGGCGCCCCCAGTTTTCTTTTACAATAATCTATTAATTCTTGTCTGGTAGATGGTTGCGCCATTTATATAATACCTCTTAAGATATTTAGGGTGTCGAAGAAATTGCCAAAGACAATACTACCTCTTGCTGCTTTAAGTATAGTTTACAATAACATTTTGCAATAGTTTTAATTTGTTCAATGTCTTCTATATTATCTATTTCTGAAGCAATTTTAAAATATTCAAAACTCTTACTCAAATTTTCAAGTTCTATTTTATTTGGATCCATTAATCAAACTCCTAAGTAAAGATTTTATTTCGTCAAGATCACCTTTCATATTAGCAACATCAGATTCAAGATTTTGTATCTTTTGATTCTCATCATTTTTTGTTTCACGTCTTAAAACATATTCTTGATATTCTGACATATTAGTATTAATAATACAATTTGTATTTGGATCCCTCAATAGATTGGGATGTCCCTCAACTTTTAAGTATTTCATATCAAGCAAGAGTAATAACTCTAAGATCTTTTAATCTTGGAACATATGTCTGATTTGTTGAAGTCAAGACAATCTTAATTCTATATGATCTAAATGTTGGCAATTGATCAACGCTGAATGAATATTCTTTATATTCAAGATTTTGTGGAAGGAATCCCAATGCGGTTGATGGGGAAACATAACTATCTGGGCGTCCATCATTGTTTGTTGGATTAATAACCTGCTTCTTCACATCTAAATTCATATATCCTGGGAATGGTACGAAAATTGGAGTAAAGTTTTGATTTTCTCCAATTGCATAAAAAGCACGAATATCTGAGTAAATATTGATATTTGCATTTGTCAAAAGAAGAATTGAAGATGCAGGACTTTCTAAAGTAATCTCTTTGGAAAGATATTGGAATGCTGTAGGATCATCTGCAATACTATTAACTCTATTGTCAGCTGCATAATCTGTAATTGCACTATTTACTCTATTTGAGGTAGTTATTAAACTTACTCTTTGAGTATCGATAACAGGACTTAATCTACTATCAATAGTGCTCAGAAGAAGTCTCATATCCAAAGATTTGCTTCCTGGCAAATTAGTAAGATTTGCATCTTCATTTACTTTAGAAGCGATTATTCTTGTACTATCAAGATAATTTGTTTTATTTACTGAAATAGATTCAAATCCATTATTAGCATAGGGAACTTCATTTCCACTAATACTTTGTCCTGTTATTGTTCTTATTTCAGCACTCAATGATGTTCCTTGAACGGTTAGATTTTGAATCATTGGAGTAACTAATTCAAAAGGAATATTTTGAGTTGCTTTAGTATTATATCCGCCCGTTGATTTGGATTTGTTAAGGTAAAGTTTGGGGAAACCTGTACCAACAGATCTATCATTTCCATTAGATGACATATCGAGTTTAATGTTATAAGAATCAAAATTAATTGGATTTGATACTGTTACATCCTCAAGATTATGAGTAATATTAATTCTATTTAAAGATACGCCAGATAATTCGTACTTATAAACAGGAGTTCCTGCGGGATAATTTTTAGGATTTGATCCTCTAACAATAGTACCTCCAAGTGTACCACCAGAGGTAGAAGTATAGGAAATTACTTCATCGCCAATTAAAACATATCCTAAATTAGTTGTTCCAACTCCAACATTTTCAAATGTAGTAAAGTTTGAAATACTATCCACAGAAATTGCTGATGTTGAATCTGAATTATATGCAAGACTTAATTTTGTTGGCGCAATATCAGATTCAACTCCAGAAATAGTTACATAATTTTGATTGAAATACATTCCATGATTTCTGTGATTAACCAAGATATGTAATCCGTCCGATTCTGTGATTATTTCCGATACTGTTACTGCAACTCCAACAGACTTATTCAGATCAGTTGTTATGCCAGAACTATTTGTATAACGTAATGTTTTTCCAATTCCAGTTTCAAAATCACCTTGAACATTATCAAGAATAAGTTGATTGGTACTTGCAATAGAAACCACAGACAATCTTGCATTGCTTCCAACAGAAGTTGCACCAATGGTCGTAATCCCAAGAACATCGCCAATTTGATATCCCGTACCACCATTTGAAATAGTTGCTCCAATAGCTATGCCATTACTGATTGTAATATTTGCAGTTGCATTTCTACCATTACCAGTTATAGTTGTCAAATTAACATTATTAAATGTTAGGGAACCTGAGGATGGTGTATATCCTATGCCAGCATTGATTATATTGAGTGTAGTATATGCAACTCCAGCACTACCAACATAATTCCCAGTGGCATTTGTACCATATTGGGAAACAGTATTTCCAAGAGTTAATCCACTATCTTGTAAAGTAGATCCTAAACCTACTCTAATTCTTCTTGAATTTGTATTTAATGAATTTGGAAGTAATGTGGGTATTTGTCCATTACCCTCTGTTAATTCTGGACTATAATATTCCACATTGCCAGATGATAAGAAATCTGCACGATAAAGGACAAATTTCATATCTTCCCACTGACTTGCTTCCCAAGTAGCAGCATTCTGAGACTTGAATAGTGATCCAAGATAAGGTTGATTTGAAATATAAGTTTGAGTTAGTAAATCATTTTCACCAATTCTTGAAATATAAACACTATATTTGGTTGAATTTGATGAAAGGCAAATACAATAATCTGTATTTCCTTCAAGATAAACTGGAGATTTGAATATAAATGATGTTGCAATAGAAGAATCTGATGAAATGTTAATTTGTCCTGGATCTAAAGTAATTTCGGAGAATGGTAAAACTTTCTGGGTTGGAAATCCATTCTGCATCGTTCTTAATTGGAACGTCACTGGGATATCATTATCATCTTTTGATGAGAAGAATACATCGCACCTTGTCAAGAAAATTCCCGTTTCATCTTCAACTGTGAAAGATTGTGCAAGAGGATCGTACCATGTTGGATCGCTAATTGTAGTAGTTGTATTTGAACCAATTGCTCCTCCAGAAGAAGATGATGATGATGAAGATACTGCTATTGATTGAAATTCCTGTTTATTTTGAATCCTTGCATTTCTAACAGAAACTATATTTTCTTGAACAGTTTCTATTGTTCCATCGGAAATAAATCCTTCTTCAGCAATTGTTGTAGCGGCATTTTGGTCGTTCAGATTATTATTGACCAAAGTAAAAACTTTATCTCCAGTTGCAAATCTTGGATTATTTAAAATATTTGGATTTGGAATAAAGAAACTGCCAATCAATGTTGCTGATAAATCTGATATCAATCTTACATTTGTAATTGTGGCTTGAGCGCCACTTGTTTGCCCAACTAAGATCATGCCACTTTCTACCCATCCACTATATTCGCCTTGGAATTGAGATGCTAATGAGAAAGTATCAACGTTTAAAATATTGGAGGTAGATGAATAAGTTGGTTGTAGTACTTGATTTGTATATGGGTTTTGTGGGTAGGTAATAGTTGGTAAATTATAAGGACCTTCTCTGTGATTTGATTGAGCAACTCTGAATGTAATTGATGGGCTCAGGGTTTGTGAGTTTGGTCCAAGTCCAGTTAATCTGGAAGTACCAATTACTTTTTCTCCAACCTGGAATGTTCCAGAAACCATACTAATTTCAAGAAGTTTTGGTATACAATATCTTGTAACATCGACACCATCAAAAAATGCATAAAGTTGTGTTAATGGTTTTACTTTTTTAGAAACAAATTCAATATTTCTGGATCTCATGTAAGGGACAATATTTCTACTTACAACTCTGTCTCCAACAGATGTATTTTCAAACTGTTCCGTTACAAATGTTGTTGTTCCCGTTCTTGATGAAGTTCCCCATGAAGTTGTTGTGGTAGTTGTTTCTTGGAAAGTTGTAGTTGTCGTGGAATTTGCTGTCCATAACTGTGCGCTCCCTTCTCCACCATTTATCCAACCGCCAGTAGTCCAACTATTGCTAGAACTGGATGTTTCAGTCCATGAACTTGTACTTGAACTTGAACTTGATCCTGTCCATACAGTCTCCCATGCATTCCAAACGGTAGGTGCAAATCCAGTTTGTGGATCTACATTAAACTGTCTAACTGCAAGTTGCATTGTTGAATCAAAATTACCTTCAACATTAATAATTTTTGCATCCAATCTAACAGTATCTACCCAAGTATCTGATGCTGGAGTTAATTCCAGAGATCCTTGCCAAAAACTAATTAAGAAAGGCGTAACACTTTCCTTTCTTGTTGCAAAGGTCTGTTTTAACCATTCAACTTCGGCATAATCTAAAGTAATAATATCGCCCGTTTTTCTAATATTATTACCCTCAACAGCAGTAAATGCCAAATCCTCAGTTGGATCTACATTAGTAACTGGTCCAGGTATTAAATCAATAGAATTTGTATAATGTCTTGCTCTTAATTCGTTATTTTTGAGATCTATACTATTTTTAAATTCAACGGAATTTTCTTGAGGTAAATAGGTTGAAAAATTATCAACAAAAAATCCAGATTTAAATCTATTCAAACCTTGAGCATCCGAAACAAATAGATTTGAAGTATTACTTTCTAAAAGTGAAAGTGTTGTATAATATTCTAAAGATTTAACGCGGTCCTCAATTTTTTTAATATCAGCCATCGTAAATCTCTTATGCTGCAAGAATTCAATCGAAGCCTGTGATGCATTATAAAGATATGGGGGAAGTGTTACGGCAGCAACTTCTAATGAATCGTCTATAACATCTGGGCGAGTGAGTTTTTCTCCTGGCGTTCCAAACTTGATTTGAAATCTTCCATCTTTCGAAAGATATATTCTATCAATTCTTCCAAGATAGAAAGAGAATGTTGCTATAATTGATTCATCTGATGCAAGAATATTTGCAGCAGAATTTCCAGAAGAATTAAATGTTCTTCCATAAAATTCTAATGGCGATCTTGCTCCACTTGTTACTACATAATCGGAAACTTTTGGTCGAATATCAATTATATCAGTATTTCTTGATACATCAATTGATTGAATTTCTTTTGAATAATCAAACGTGGTATATGAGTTTGCAGTTGTAATATCTCCATCATCTGAAGATTCGTAATAACCATTAGTAAAATATACTTTTAATTTTCTTGAAGGTTCCTGAATTTTTGATTTTCTTGTAATATATCCATAATCATAAAATGTTCCTTTTTGTCCACTTCCAAAAGTAAAGTTGGAAGAAACATTAGAACTTGAAGAATTCAATGTTGTAACAATTGCACTAACTTTAGATTCTTCAAATGTAATAGTTTCTCCTTCCTTAAATCCATTTTGATTTTTTAAAATAAATGAAATTTGAGAATCTGTAAGTCTTTCTGCATATATTCCAATCGCGCCGCTGGATTGACCTACAAATTTTTCGCCTATTATTAAATCTGTTGTTTTTGTTGATGGACCGCTAATTGATGATAATACAATTGTTGGTGCTGAAGGATTAGATGTACCTAAAGATTCATAAATTCCATGAATATTAATAATATCCGCAGTATTCAATGATATTTTTTCGTCCTGAACTCTTGTTCCATATGGATAATTTCCATATACCAATCCATCATTAACAGTTGTGGTTCCTGTTCCTGAATATGAATAAATTGATTTATCAATTATAATTGAATTGACTCTATTTTTTCTTTTGATTTTTGACTTTGGTTTGGATTTTGTTAAAGTGGCAACTAAAGTGGCGCCTGTATTATTTGAACCTAAATTATAAATTTGCAATTGGGTTGACCCACTTATGAATGCAAATTTATCAGAGGTTAGTACTTCAGTTGTTCCGTCAGATCTAATTAATGAATATCTTTCTTCATCAAAAGGTAGAAATGTTTCGTTAGTGCCTGCACTAACTGGGGTTGATAATTGATTTCCAGAAATATTAACTGTAAATGATTTTCTTATTGTAAGAGAAGCATTAGTTAAATCTATAGAGGAAATATTGTTTTTTGGTAATGTTGTATAAAGTGTATTATCTGTGGAAAATTCTAAACCTGTTGTTAAAATTTGGAGATCTGTTACAGATAATGAACTGGATGGTAATATACTGCTTGTTATTCCAGATACTGATTGTACTTGCGTAACCGTAACCGTTGTTGATCCAACACTAACTACTCTTGCAAATACTTTATATGGTTGAGAAGTGTCAGTATATTGAATTAAATTTCCTGGATTAATAATTTTTCCGGGAAATTGTGTATTTGAACTTGTTACGGTACTAATACCACCAGAATAAGTACTGATAGTTGCTATTCCAATGGTATATCCGGTTGATTGAATTGTATCAGCAGTAAATGTAGATGCAGATCCTACGATACCATAAACAGATTTGATATCAGAAATTCCATATGATGTTACTGCTGTAGAAACTCTTCCGTTTGCAATTCCATTAAAAGTGAGAGATTCATTAGGTACAAAATTGCCGTTGGTTTCGTATAATACTAAAGATTTTGAATTTGAAACTGCATCTTTTAAAAATCCAGTTGCTCCACTAGAATTGCCCTTTACAAAAGTTGGAATTGCTAAAGTAATTGCTTCATTTACAGTTATTTCAGTTGTAGTTTGAACATCATAAAGAGAAATATTCCATTGGTTGGTATTTGCATTAGATGTACTATAAGATCCAGATTCTAATCTAAAATCATAAACTCTTGCAACACCAATTTCTTTTCCTGGCGCAGTTGTTTGTGCAGATCCTACTCTCTGATCTCTCAAACTTAAAACATAGGTATTTCCAATTCCAATTGTTGGAGATCCATAAACTCTATTCAATTTTAGGGTGGGGCCCGTATTATAGTTTATAGATTGATTTTCTAATGTTTTTGTTGTTCTTGGTTTTGGTAAATCTAAAAATGTTGGAGAAATTGTCTCAATTTCATATCCCTTTACAAATGCCTTTCCTGGAGAAATTTGATATATTGCCAAATCATCCGAAGGAGTAGATCCTGCATAAGTAAATTGTCCTGCATTAAAAATACCACGATTTCCTAATCCATCATTTAAAGATTCTTTTACTGAAACATCAAAAGGAGATACATAATAATCGCCAGATTCTGAATATGTTCTTCTTGCCAATTCATCTTCAATAAGATTATAATCTGCAGTTTGTTTTAATGTCCTAAGAACTCCATCTTTAATAGTTGCTAACTCTACAAAATTATTATCATTAAAATCATTTAAACTTTTTTTGAAAAGAGAAACTGATATTTTTAATCTATCTGCTCCTGGCGCTGAATAGTTATTAAATCCTTGAGAATTATCATTCAATGCTTCATCAGCATCTGCATTGACAATTTCTTCATTGACAAATAATCCTATCCTATAATTTGGTTTATTTGTATATTGATCGAGAATTAATGTTTCAGAGACTACGTTTACAAATTGTCCACGAATAAAGTAAACACCTTCTGTAATGGAGAACGCTGATCCAGTTGAAGTTGCATTATTGGCAACTGTAATCGCAAATGGAGTTCCTGCAGAAATAGTTGTATTTCCTAAAAGACCTGAGGTAATAGTTGTGTTTGATGATAATGATTCTCCGTCAGAAAATTCTTTAGTTGAATTATTTTGAGTACTAGAACCAATGTAACTTACATATAAGGTTATATTTCCTCTTTCTGATTCATTTGGCGATAATATTTTTTCAACTACTGCAGTAACTCCGGAAGTTTGTCCAGTAATTTTTGCTCCTACGAGTTGATCTGCATATGCAGACACAGGAACTCCCAAATAAGTATTGTTTAATTCTACAGCATAGTAAAAAGAATTGTAAGCAGTATTTCCGGGAATAACTTTAGCACCTTCTTTAAAAAAGTGCTGTCCAAATTTTTCAATTTGATTTTGTAATATTGATTGAAGAGTTGTTAATTCTCTTGCCTGTACGGCGTATCCAGGTTTAAATAATACTTTATAATAGTCATTATTTGCGTCAAAATCATCAAAATATGGTGCTACATTAAGATTGGTTTGCTGAGACATAATTCGTTAGAACTGCAAAATGACTTTGATATCTTCTTTTTGATTTGATGATCTAGTAATCGATGGTCTATTATCTACATAAATGATGCTACCACTGTATTTTTTAACTTCGGGAGAAGAAATACCTTTTGTAAATGATTGACCAAAATAGTAGGTCCTATTATTTATTACCGTCGATACACCAGTAAATGAAGTACTAATTGATAAAGAAATATTTCCTCCAGAAATAACTAAACTACCACCTGTTAGTGGAGAACTCGTAAATTCCGTTAAATCAAATCCATAAGTTGGATTCGTAATTCCAATACCCGCTGTAGTAAATCCCGCAAAAGTTCTATCTTGCCAATATTTTAATACTCCAGTATTTTTATCATAATTGACAACTCTACCAACTGCTGTTATTCCAGTCCCCACTGTTTGCGTAATATAAGAATCTGCCGTAAATGATGCAGAACTATAACCAGTTCCAGTTAATCTAAGTGCAGAAAGAGCACTTGCTTTATCCAAACCTAATAAAGATCCGCCAAATGCCTTGGGATTTTTTACAATACCAACTCTAGCAATTTGATTTCCTGTAATAAAATCAGGATTTTCTATATCATTCTCTATTCTTGAATAAAGTAAAGCATTATATGCACCAAGTTCTCTATAAATGTCATAACCATGACCTCCTTGAGGGGAAATAATGACATTAAATATAGGTATAGTTGATCCAGTTGGAACACCCCCAGAAACTAAATCAACATTTCCATAAGTATATCCAGATCCTTGACTTGAAATTGTAATTGAATCTACCTCCCTATCATTATTGATTACAATTGTACATTCTGCACCTGTACCATCACCCTTTATAGGAACTCTTGTATATGTTCTATTCGCAGTTCCTAAACCAACGCCCCTATTTGTAATCGTAACGATTTTAATTGATCCATCAACTGCATTATCTCTAACTGAGGCATTATCAGTACCAGTTTCCCAATCAGAAGGAACTGGCATAAAATCCGTTGATTCAAATTTTACGATATCACTTGGTTTAATTGTATAAAGATATTTCCAAATATATCCATCACCACTAGAACCAGCAGATCTTGGTTCTAGATCTGTGAATGTTGGTTCATCTAAAGAAGGTCTTCCATTGGGATTTTCTGGATTTGTTCCATTTTGGAGACAGATATAAACTTTATAATCGCTATTTAACACATAATAATATGCGGAATATAAATTAGTTGCTCCCGAAACTTTGGCAGTTTTTGATCTACTATAATCATGACGATACATGTCATAGGTTGTTCCAGATGACCATATTCTTTTCTGAACAACCTGCCTTATATCACTTGAATTTATTTTCTTTAAGGCAATCATTGTATCCCAGTAATTATTTTCTTCATCAAAATTGTCTTTTGGTGAAGGTGGATTTACATCCCAATCAGATTGAATATCAGTTGAATTTGGTAGTCCAATAAAAGAATAATAAGAATTTGAAGAACTCGTAACACCTGCCACAAAGTTTTTCGCATTCAATATTCTAATTTGGTCAGTTATAATTGCTGCCATTTTATCAGTTTTTTATCTATTTATGGAATATAGTTTAAGTATTTTAAAGGATTGGTCCTCCTTAAAATTGTTCCCGTAGCAATTCCAGTATATCCACTTAAAGTATATGCATTATATAAATTGTCTTTAATTCTATTGCCAAGAACAACCCTACCCCAACTATATTCGCCATAAAAATTACTAAATCCAATTCCAGTTAATCCATTATAATCAGAAACACTTACTGTTACTTTTGCAACATAAGTAACTCCAAGACCAGTTACGGATGTTTGTGCTATTGAAACTGATGCTACCTGATAAACATTATCTAAGAAAGTAGATCCGACCCCAACGGTTGTTCCTAAAGAATTGAGAGAAGTCAATCCTTTTCCAACATTAGAATTATTAATAACAAAGTAATAACCAGTTTGAATCTCACTGATAGTAGTTACGCCTGTTATTGAAGGATTTCTGAGGAAAGAATCTTTTGGAATGACAAAATCAAATACAATTCCTGTTGATGCAACTCCAACGGAAGTTGTTGATATTCCAGAAATGATACCGAAATCACCCTCAAAAGAAATAACAGTATTATTTTCAAATTGGAAAGTTGGTGATTCTATTAAAACAACTGGCGGATTTGATACAACGTATCCTGTTCCTGGTCCAGTTATAGAAATAGAAGTAACAATCCCTGAAGTAATTGATGTAATTGCAGATGCCCTTTGGGTAGTTCCAAGTCCAACAGGATTTTCAATAATTATTGTTGGGGAATTTGTATAACCGACTCCACCATCGGAAAGAATGATTGATGAAATTGTTCCGGCAGCAGATACAATTGCCGTTGCTGCAGCCGCTACTTTAGGATCTTGAGATATTAATGTAATATCCTTTTGGAAAGATAATGAAGTATTATTTTCATTAATTGCATTAAAGAAAGGTCTAATACTTTGGACAAAAGCAATCGTGGATCCTATTCCAACTGATTGAATGAGGTATGATGTTGGATAAATTGAAGCTTCATAAAGAATACGATCCTTTCCAACACCTTTTTCATCAACAATTTTATCTTCAGTTTGACGACACCAAACAATGGGTCTTAATAATGTTTCATCACCACTATTTCCTGGACCAAAATAAGGATTTGTGTTGATAAGATCTGTTGAATTTATGTTTGTAACCGTTCTTGATTCTTCTTGTAATGTTGAATTTTGTCCTATAGACGAATCATATCCAATAGTCAACTCATCACCAATTTTTACAGTTTCTAAGATATTTCTTTCAATAACATCAACAGAACCACTTCCTTTATAAAAAATGATTTTTGATACATCTCCCGATTTTGGAGGTTCAGTAAATGTTATTGTACTTCCCCCTGGAAAAATATAACCTTTACCTGGAACTTGAAGTACATCATTTATAAAAACAAGGAGTGAATCTTGTACACTAATATTTGATCCTTTTGACGAAAGTATAGAAACTAGATTGCCTTGATATTTGATTGGGAAAACCACCTTTTTTCCATCAAATAAACTATCAATGCTATCTAATAACTGTAATTCTCCAATAGACCATCCAGTAAATTTATCACTAAATGTATTTTGAATACTTATTTGGAATTCGCTAAAACTTGAAGTTGTTGGAATTCCAATAAGTCCCCCAATTGGAACCGTTAAAATTTGCCCTATATCATATCCATATCCAGTATTTTTAATTTCAAAATCTATAATACTGGAACCTTGTCCAACAACAATATCAATAACTGCTTGAGTTCCTAAACCACTTGCGGATGAAGAACTATAAACTAATGGAATATTTGAATATGATAATGGGGCATCAATAAAGACATATGGTGCATTTGTTGATGTATATCCAGTACCTGGATTGGTTACTGCAATGCTAACAATATGTCCGTTAGAAACTGTTGCTGTTCCTATAAATTCAATATTAGGAACTGCTGTTGAAGAAGTTCCAACACCAACCCTAACAGTTTGTACACCTGCACGATATCCAGATCCACTATTTCCAATACTAATTGAAGAAATTGTACCCAATCCAGATATTATAGCAGTACCTCCAGCAGAAACTAAAGGTTGATACCCAAATCCTTCTTTTGATCCAACAGACACAATAATGCCACCTGTTGGCAAATTGGAAGTGTTTACATCATATACGGAAGAAACTGCAGTTCCAACAAAACGAATTGTTGTTATTCCAGCACTTTCGGATAGTGTATATCCGGCAGTTAGACCTGGGGATTGGAATATATCATTTACTAAAATGATGGCATTTTCTGCAGATATTCCAGTCACATCAGATCTGTTTGACTTCAAAGCAAAATCTCTTTGAGTGGCATTAAATTTGGATGAAATATCATCAAAAATATAATTTTTATAATAAGTTTCATTTGTTGTATTTTGTGTACCGGACCTCAAGAAACTTCTTCCTTGGAAACTGGAGGAAGTTGATATTCTCAACCAGTCTCTTTCGTCTGGGGGATTAGTAGTAGTACTTAATGGAATATTTCCATATGGAGCTTCAACAAAATTGAGAGTGTTATCGACAATATTATAATTTCCAAGTACTTTTGTAACTAAAGTTCCAGTGGAATATCCGGCAACAATAGTTCCCAACCAAGGTCTACGAACCCTTACGGAATTGGTGCTACCAATACCAACCCCATCTATTTTCATAATTTCGCTACCAATTTTAATTAAATCACCACCAAAGAATGATGTTATTCCTGTGAAATATAGTAAATCATCAGTTGTATACGCATTAATTGCCAATGTTGTAGTTACTGCAGATGCAACAATTGGTGATTGTATAAGATTATCAATTGCAACTATCACCTTAGCATTTTGATTTTTGGAAGTAAATGCATGTGTAGTTCCAATACCAACACTTGTAAAATCTAAAACTGCGGGAACTGACTTCAAAGCATCTTCTGCACTTCTTGCAAGTCTAATTGAATTGTTATTTAATTTTACTACATAAACACTTGAAGGCAATTTGTCAGTGGAACCGATACCTACAAAAGTTGTAGTTGCGATTCCAATTGCTGTAGTAGTTCCAGATCCTGCGTTACTATAGACCACTTCTTCGCCAGTAACAAAGAAATGATTAGGCAGAGATATAGTATTTGATGAGAGGTTAACTATCGATGAACTGCTTCCATCAAAAAATCTTTGGAAGATTTTATAACCTTCATGCGCTAAATCAAATGCTCTTTTAATATCTCTATCTGTGCCATAATAATTGCCATAGTTTGTTTCTATAGTTGCATTGTTAAAATCAACAATATCCTTATCATCATCTTGGCTTCTCAATACATTAAAGAATATTTTTACTTCCACATTAATATTTGGAAGTGGTGTAAAGGTTAATTTGGTTGATGATGTCGTTGCAGCTCCCACAGTGCCAAGGCCTGCAAAAGTTTCAATATGAGCATACTCTGCAATGTAAGTTTCTGTTTCATCATCTAAAATAATAATTTCTGATAATTGATGTCTATTATTGGTTTTATCAGAAACCTGAAGTATTCCATATAAACAATCATATTCGCCGGGATATTCTGCAATTACTGTTGCAACTGGGGATGTTGATGAAGCTATTGATGTTGATGTTGCTTGCAATCTGGCGTGCTTCATATCAAAAGTTCCAATACCTGATGATAACGTATTTCCAATAGCAACTTGAATTGTATTAATTGTTGCTGCTATTCCAACATTGGGCGTAAAATCAATTTTTAATTGCGATCCTGATAGATATGCATAATAAGTACCAAGTCCAGAATTGGAGTATATATCTTGGGATATTGTTGTTAATTGCCCATAATCAAGATAATGTACAGTAGTGCCGTCATGCAAAACGCTCAATTCGTCAAATTGATAATCGCCATTTGATCCTGCAATTTCAACTAAAACTTTTGCAGAGGTATAAGTATTTGCAATTCCAACAATTGTAGTTGCGCCAGAAGAAACACTAACACTACTTGTTTTTATATCAACAATTCCTCCAAAATTAGAAGTACCAGTGCCAATAAGACTATCTTTTAAATTATATGCTAATGTAGTTACGTCATAATCATTTACTGTATATTTTGTTGGATAGAAAAGAATAACACCTTCACTTCCCTCAACAGCAAAGTCAAATGATCCTTGATCATAAGTAGATTCAACTCTACCATATTGATTAATATATCCAAGAGAATTGTCATGCAAAAGCGTCAAAAGCATTATCTGCCTTTGTCCGGTATATCTTTTATCTCTTATATATGTAATATATTTTTGAGATCTGGCGTCAGTAAGATCAAATCTATGAACTTCACTATATCTTGTTGCTCTTGGATTGCTATTAAATTGAGAACTAATGTCATCGATAGATAAAACTCTATTACCAACAGATTCAAAATAATCTGTCAGTACTCTACTTGAAAATTTTATTTCATCTGAAAATGTTGATGAACCAATATTGAGTGCGTTTTCACTAACTAGGTCAAAATCATAAACACAATTTAAATCAACAACTCCAATGATGTCATTTATAACTTCAACTGATGTTAGATAGGTTGAAAGTCCAACCACCATTGAATTTGCATTTGATTTTGACAAAGCAGATTCCAACTGATAATCTGCAAATTTTCTAAATCCAAGAGTATGATTTAATGTACCAACTACATCTTTCCAAGTATCATAGTCTACTCTAGATTTTAATGAATATGAAAAATTTTGATAATAAAAACTATCTTGAATTCTTTGCGAATTTTCATTTAAAAATCCAGCATCATTTTGCCAACCTTTCTCAACCGTTGATTTTGAATTTAAATTAAAGAATGAATCAAATTTGTTGATAGAAGAAATTATTCCCTGGGTTTTTGATGTCAATCCTTCAACAATTTCTCCAACAACAAAATCTTTTTTGGAACGTATTTTTAAATGATTTACTTTGGGTTCCCAATCACCCACAGAACCATTTGCTGAATTTGATTTAATATTCTCGCCAATAAAGAAATTATTTTTCTTAAGAATTGGATTGAAAATTGGGAAATATTTTTGTGGTACAATTCTTCCAGAAGAATTTGATGAATCATATGTTCCTGGTTCTTCTCCAGAATTTAAAAATCCATTTAAACTATACCTAACTGTTGCATTGTTTCCGCCAAGATTTGCATCCACATAATTAATCGTAAATAATTGATATCCATAATCAGAGGAATTATAACCTCTTGCAGTAGAATTAACTCCAATACTAATATTTTCAACCAAAACTTTATCATTAATTGCAAATGGGAATGAATCTGCAGTACTGAAACCAACAGAAAGAGTAATTGTTACATCATTAGTTGTTTTATTAAATCCTACAGAACTAATACCAACACCATTTGAATTTTGTATTGGTAAAATTGTAGGTGTTAAATTATACAATCCATAAGAATTTCTTAAAATAGTTACTTGAGTATCTCCAAGATTATATCTTAAATCTACTTCTGGAACTATTTGATTAGTTTTCCCATCAAAAACAAGTAATTTTGGCGCAGAATTATAACCTCTACCAAAAGAACTAATACCAATAGATTCAAATGAAGATAAAGGTTCTATTTTTGCAATTTGAGGAAGAGAAGCACTTGGACTAATTGTAAAATCTGATGGGAAATCAAATCCAATGTCTTTAATCCTTGTTTTTTTAATTTTTCCTATTGATTTACTGGATGGTTCAAGCAATGCACCAGTTCCTACCCCAGAATTTACTTTTATTATTGAAGGAAGTTTATAATAATTTTGACCCTTATTTACAATTTCGACTTTGGAAATTGGTCCATATGCATATAAAGAATTTGTATCATAATTTAGTATAGAAGTACTTGATGCATACGAAACTGATTCTGGTGTTTTTGCTAAATTGTAAGTAAAAGATGTTGTAGATGCAATTGTTACTGGATATTCTCCATTATAATCACTTACTTTTACTTGAATTTCATTATTTGAAAATACAGAAGAATCTATGTTTACTTCTTCTTTTTCAATTGGTAATGTGCTATTGTAAACAGGAACTAATGTATAATAAAGTTTTTCGGGGAAATATTCATTAACTGAAAGAACTACCTTTGCAGTGCTATCTATACCAACTGAACCAAACCTTTGAACCTCAAATATATTATTTTCTTTTGTTGAATCGAATACTTCAGTGAAGTTTGAATCTTTATAAAATTCCAAACTAAAAGCTGGATAAGAATTTGCTTGATTTATATAAGAAAGAGAAGAATCTGATAAATCAAATATTACTGTAGAATTTTTATAAACTTCAATTGGAGGATTGACTGATGAAAGAGTTCCGGATGAAGAACTGGTAATTCCTACAATTTCTGGTTGTAAACTAACTGCACTATAATATGTGTTGGAAAGTTTGATCGTATTGGAATCAACAATAACTACATGATAAATCTTATTGTTTTGAAGTCCTATTGCAGGTGATGATGAAGTATGAACTACTTTCTGTCCATTAATAAATCCATGATTTTGGATTGTTATGGAATTTAGAGAAGTGTCAATTCCGACAGAGGAAAAAGTTTTTGGATTTATAAGTAATTTTCTATTGTAATCATTATAAGCAACTGCAATTGAGGTTGATATTGCTGGGTTTATATCAATATAAACAGTATCATTATTTTGTAATCCATGAGTTTCTGCAACAGAAACTGTTACCAAATTCTTAGAAATTTTTCCAGTAACTACAGAATAATTTGTTTGGAAACTATGATAAGTACCCGAACCAATTCCTGTGAAATATAAAGTACTCAATCCACTTGTTGTTGATGCAATACCCACAAATGTGCCTGTAGAACCAAGTCCAACTTTTACATTAGAAATTCCAATAAGATCATTTGAGATTTTTGCAACGTAAACAACTGATTGATTTGATAAAGTAACTGATGTTGAAATTCCATTTGTGGAAACACCTATTGCGTTTCCACCATTTGAAGAATATGTGAGTTGATCACCTGTTTCTAACTGGTGATTTGGAATATAAATTGTTTTGGTTGGGATAAAAATTTGTGTAATTCCTGCACCTGGATTTGAGAAGAATATAGTTGTTCCAAATCCAACGCCAGATATAGTTCCCAGTCCTACAGATTCTGATGGATTGAAGTATATCTGTTTGTTAATTTTATAGTCATATGAAGTTTTAAACCCAGAGTTTGCTATTAATTTTCTTGGATCTTCATATAAAATTTCCGTAGCAGTATGCGCAGATCCAACGCTGTTATTAACAGATCTTAAAACTCTAATTCTTGAAGACTGAGTATCAATATTTAAAATCTTTACTCTTTCAGTTCCTATTAATAATATGTCATTTTCGCGGATATGTGATGGATTTAAATTGCCTCCAACAGAAAAATACGTCACTAATCCAGTAGCACCTGTTGTCCCAACACCAGTGACAAGAGATAATGTATTAATAGTAGAAATTCCAATTTGATATGATCCTTCAATTAATGTGGAAGTTGTACTCAATCCAGACATGTATATAATATCTTTATTCGAATAATTATGTGGATTTGGTGCAAAAATTGCAACCGATCCGGCATTATTTGTTGGGTATATTTCTACATTTGAAATTGTACTTGTCGCAACACTAACGGAATTTATAGATTTTCCTTTTAATCTGGAAACTTTAGCATTAACATTATATCCAGAAGTATCAGATTCATTAAAAACTACTGAATCATTCACTTTATAATTATTACCTCCAGTAACTATACCAATATTTTCAATAAATCCTGGAGACGCATACTTAATATCTGAAGTTTGATTTAAAAGATTTGGTATAGTCAAATAATCATATGATGCATTTTTATTAATTAAATTATAATAAGATGTATTTCTAGACCAATTTGTTTTATTGAGATCAATTTCTTCTTGATTTGATGATTTTTTAAAATTAAATTCATTTGGTTTTGATTTATAATTTTCTCCTATTAAATATGGAAAAGTTGGTCTCTTATAACCAGCAAAAACGCCTGAAGAATCTGTCAAAGAATTAATGGTCGCAAAATATGCATAAGTCCCATTTGGAAATTCTGGTGTTACGCAAAATCTACCGTTATTTTCATCTAAAACAGTTTCATCGCTAGTTTTGAGATAAACATAATCTTCTATGAAAAATCCTAAAGGAAATTCTGTCAGAGAAGGTCTATTTGGTTTTAAAAATTTTGTATATCCAGATTTAATCTGGGATACAATTCCACCTTGCCTTGTCACATAACCATATGGCCCATAAATTGGATTTCCATCATAAGCCCAACCAATTATTGGAGAATGATCTGAAGATGAGACTTCAATATCATTGACTTTTTTTAGATCAACCTTTGAACTTCCATATAAAGATTTACCGCTTTGATCAACAGAATAAATTATTTCTCTAAGTCTTCTTGGGGCATATAAATGAGAATACTGCAATTCATATTCTTTATTAATTCCTTCTGTAATAAATCCATCGTCACTAGTAATATTATAAAAATATTTTTCAAATAGGTTTACATTCCACGTTGTTATTTTGGGTAAAAATTTAACAAAAGATCCTGCAGGAGTTATTTTTATTGAAGTTGTATCTGAACTGTATCCAGTACCTCCTTCAATAACTTTTATTGACTGTATTTGTCCATTTTGTATGATTGGTGTTATAACTGCACCACTTCCATCTCCAATGATAGTCAAGATTGGTGGAGAATTGTAATTATTTCCCTTACTATTAACTAATACTTCAGCAATTTTACCATCAGAAATAATAGGAATAAGTTGTCCCCCTGAACCACTATTCAATGTAACATTTGGCAATCTATTATAATTTAATATATTAGAAGTTCCATATTCGGAACCTTTTGCTGACAAATGAATAGAAGTAATTTCTCCTCTGAATATTGGTTGAACTACTGCTTTGAATGTTTCATTATTAATTGAAGAAATTCCAATATTTCCAAGTACTTCTACAGCAATTTCTGGATAATTAAATGTGTGAGTACCAGATCCTGGGGAATTTAAATCAATATATTGATTTGTATTGTAATAAAAATCTTGATTAGTTACACCTAAACCAACTTGAGATAATTTAAAATTATCACCATCAATCTTTGTGATATAATAATTTGTATTGGTAGATAATCCACCAATTGAAGTTCCGTCAGTAGTATAAGATACAATTTCTCCAGATTTAAAGTCATGATTTTTTATTTCGATAGAATCTAAAGATGTGCTAATTCCGCTGGAAGAAACAGTCCTGGTCTTATTTTCATATCCACTTCCAGAATTAATTATATTTACAGAATCTAGAATGGACTTTTTATTATAAGATTTGATTGCATGAGTACCAGTCCCATAAGATGTTAAAACAATAGTATTAATTCCAGATACTGAATCGTCCAAAGTTTTATGCAACTTAATTGCATATGGAGTTTGGACAGAAACATAGTATGAAGAATCTGTAGATAACCCTCCAACAGATTTTTGACCATTCGCCTTGTAAATGACTCTCTCAGAATTTGCAAATTTATGATATGTTGTAAATCCAATCGTTGATAAAGTCGCTCCTAATGCAACAAGACCTGCATTTGATTGTGAATTGAAATTCACCTGATGAGTCACCAATTTCATATTGGCAGATGCTTTTGCATTGATACCATTTCCTCCAGTAATCTTGATAATCGGAGTATCTTGGTAATCAAATCCTGGATCAACTATTCTAATTTCTTTTAAATTTCCTTTTACTGCACAATATCCAGTAGCTCCAGTTCCGACCAAATCGTCAATATTTAAAGTGGGAGGATTAATAATATCGTATCCAGACCCTGGAGAAAGTACTTCAATTGATTCTAATTCGCCATATGAAACAGTATCCGTAGATTTATAGTTTAATATCTCAACACCATTGATTAATATTCCTGTTAGTCCAGGTTTTGTTGGATATAATTGACCTTCAATTATTGATGAGGTTATTTCTCGTAAAAGTTTCTGTGATTTTAAAGTTTTTGATTTAAATTTATAAAGTTCAATTTTATTGCGATTTACTGTAGTTGCGTTATCAATTGAAACAAATTTAGAATCATTTATATTTGATCTGCTTTTTGACAATTTAATATTATTTGAATCTATTCTTTTAATGTAATAAATTCCCTCACCAAATAAAGAACTTGATATGGTGGATGTTTTTAATGTTCCGCCATCAGTATCAGTAGAAGAAACTGTGGTTTTTTCCGGAGTATAATATACAATATCTCCAGTATAAAATCCATGATCAGTTGATGATGTTATTTTAAAAGTATCCCCAACAAATGTTCCAGAAAATATTACAGATTTATCTGAAATATTAAGATCTTGATTATTGTAATATGGTAAAGATGGCGATGCAACTAATGTTCTATCTTTTATTTTGTAGATATTTTGAACATTGGCGTTTAGTGTTGAGGTTGATGGAAAAGTTGATGATCTTACTTTTAATAATTCTCTTTTTATAGTATAGTTATTCTCCAATAATTCACCCTGTCCTCTTATTGTTAAAGAATTTGGTGATGTAATGTCAATAACACTTGCTGATTTTTCTACTCCCGATTCACTTATAACTTTTATTTTATCCCCAATTTTAAAAATATGGTCGTTTGTAGTAACAATGCGATATGTATTATCTGAATTATCAAGTATATTAAAAGATGCAACATCATATGAAGTTGCTATGTTAAATATCCAATTATTTGAAACTGCATCTTTTGGATTGACGCCAAGGGTTTTAATTTCTGCAATATCTCCATTTGAATAATAATAAGTATCGTCAACAATATCAAGATTTTCTAAGACACAATTTACCTTTACTTTTATTGTCTGACCTTCATACATTCCATATGCAAAAGTATTAATCCCAATATTACTAGAATCTAAAATTGTTGCTGTTAAATTGGAACAACCAAAAAATTGTGTAAGGGATTTTGATGAATATGATACTGTACCCAAACTTCCATCATTATAAGTTACTGACAGTTCACCACTTTGAGGGAATCCAACAGTAGAATCTACAGATAATACTGTGGTTCCGACAGAAACTTGTCCAATTAATTTTGTTTTGGGATGAATTGAAAATTTACCATATACTGCACCATCTACAATAATATCTCTGTTATAACCAGCATCAAGACTTAGTTTATAATAAGTATTTCCAATTCCAGAAATTATTTTTTCAACTTTTGCAATAGGAGCATATGCTTTAGTAATATCACCATAAGAATCTTGTATTAGGGTTGAATTCTCAAGATTAAGAGGATCTCCAGAAACACTTTCAACTACCAAATCTTTGGTTACGTCATAATGAGCATCTGATGGTCTGAAAAGAAATTCTCTTGGGCGAATTATCGATACATTTTCGCCATAAAGTGCTTTAAATAAAATTCTAAAAGATTCATCAGTTCCTTTACTTCTATAAAAATCTTTTGCTTGTTTAATAAAAAGAGATTGATTTAAATCTATAGAGAAAGTTCTATTCTCAAATCCGGGGGTTAATTGATATTTTGACTTGAGTAAAAATTCTTTTAGGAATAGCGAACTTAAGTTAATAATTGTTGCGCCAGAAGCATGTTCTGCTACTTCTGATTGAGAAAATACTAATTCATCTGGATGATTTTGTTTATTATAAGAAGTAATACCACTAAAACCTCTTATACATCCAGTAAATGAACTATCAGTTTTTCCAGTATATGTGATAATTTCATTGTCAATTTGAATTAGTCCATATGAATCTGGAAATCCATAGGTTCCATTTGAAATTTTTCCGTTAAATACTACATTAATTACATCATCAGTAATTGAAATATTAGAAGACAATATTGCACTTTCAATTTGATTTGTCTGCTCATCAATTTTTATGTAACTATCAATATTTTGTATTAAATCAACGGGAGCACCCTTAAATTCTTGAGATATGTAATACTGAGATAAGAATTCAGAAACTAATGGAAATTCTTCCCTGACATAAGAAGGAAGTTGATTCTGGACGATGTTGCTAAACTTGATTCTAGTTTCTGTCATTTGATTATGATCTTACTAAGTTCCCGTTGGTGTAGCTTGATGTTACAATATAGTTTGATGCGGATGGGTCAAGACCCGATGAAACTTCATCAATAACCATTTCAAATATACTGTTATTAATATCTAGTTGCAAATATAAATCCTGTAATCCAATCACATCATTTGATTGAGGAGTGACGGAAATTTCTACAATTGACTGACCGTCTTTGATTTTGGCAGAAGTAATATTAATTGGATTTAATGTAATAATGCCATTAGTATAATCAATTTTTCCAACACCTCTTCTTAGAATTGTCGGACTCAATGATGATGTTGATGGTACAGTAAACAGGAATATGGATCCAGTTTTTCTATTTGTATCTGGTATATCGGACAGATAAACATCTTCCAAAATTCCACTTACTCTAAATGTAGAAGATTTAATATTATATCCATCCATACTCTTAATATGGAATTGATTTCCAAATCCAATTGAATATTCTGCCAAACTATTTAATGCAACTCTAAGATCCCTTCTCATTTGAACCTTAGTAATATTTGATGTAACAGAAGCATGACTATCATCAATGATTTTCAAGAATTTACTATACTTAAATCTTGCTCCATACTTATTTAACTCAGTTGATTCTGCATACTTATTTGCATTTGATTGAATTATGCTAGAAACATATGCTGAATTTGGTGCAAGATTTGTATTATAATAAACCTTTGAATCTATTTCGAGATAAAGATATTTTAAATCTAAAATTTCTGGAACAATACCTGCAACAGCATATTTCTTCAATTTCATTTTAATATTTTCTTTAATCAAGTTTGGAATAAAATCGCCAGTTCTTGGTTTAATACTGATAAAAACCTTTCCATATTGTGGAGGAACTACTTCCTCTCCTCCAAATACCGAGATGGATTCTGTTTCTGGATAGATTTTTGCAGGAATCAAAGTCTCATAATCATTTGCAGTCAATGCTCTATTTTGAGATGCATAGATTCTGGGAGCATATTTTTTAATCGATTCGACTCCTTCTATACTTTCTCCACCAATCGAAGTTAAACCAGTCGTCAAAAGAGAAATTCCTGAGGAAACAACATACTCCACAGAATTTCTTGTATAGGTTAATCTTCCAGAAAAACTAAACTGCCCAATACCATTTCCACTATCGCCATTAGTTACAATATATGAGGTTTCGATATAGTAACCTTCTTGAAGTGCTTTTCCAAAAACACCGTCACCAAAGATCAATTCATATCTCTCATCTTCAATTTCTTGTAAAAAATAAACCTCAGATTCTCCATCAATTCCAAATAAACTGTCTTGAAGATTATATTTTACTGAAACAGTTGCTGTAGATGAATTGGTTTTAACCAATACTGAGATTAGATCAGTATCAATTCCACTATTTGGAAGAATAAATCTTTGATTTGGATTTCTTGCACTATAAGTGAAGTTAGTATTTAATAAAATGCCTTCATAAATTTGAATATCATTAAAGGATGCAATATTATCAACTACAGGGACAGTAATATCTTCTAAAATAGAGAATACAAATGATTGATTGCCAAAAGAACCTGTGGTACTTGCAACAGGACCTTTTTTTAAGGTTAATGATGCAGGGGCAGGAGTAATGTTTGTTGTATCAACAAAGAAACTTACTGTTGCTCTTGCTGCTTTCTTTGATCGTGGGATATATCCAATATTTCTTGCTAAAGATACAACATTTTCTCTAAGTGTTGCGCTGTCAATGAATACCTCATTTGCCACCATATTGGCATTATATGAAGTAATATAGGTATTATATGCCAAAACATCAAGAATTGTTGAAAGATTTGATCCTTCAAAATCATAATCAGTAAAATTGGAATTGGACTTTAAGTAATCTCTTAAAGTTGTCTTGATCTGGTCAAAGTCCAGATTTGTAAAGTTTACTAATGGCATTTACCTAGTAGGTTGCAGAACGAATTGTAATTGCTGAGCAGGAACATCGGCACCAATAATCCTATAATTAATCACTACATCAAAAGAACCATTATCATAGTCGGGAATTGTTTGTACTTCAATCAATTGAACTCTTGGTTCGTAGTTATTAATTGAATTGCGAATTTCATCACGAATAATTGATGCAGAAATTTCATCAACATTCTCAAAAAGTGATCTACTGACTCTTGATCCAAAGTTTTCATTAAAAAACTTTTCGCCGGGAAGAGTAAAAACAATATTACGAATTGAGCGAGAAATCGCAGTTTCATTCTTAAGCGCAATCAAATCACTGTTCAGAGGATTGCTCTGAAAAGTCATACTGATATCTTTGAAACCTTGACTTACTCGCTCTAGTGGCATTAAGTATTATAATTCTACCTTATTTATTGCACTAAAATTCAGTTAAGGGAGTGGGTTCGGTGCCATATTCCCAGTCATCATAGTCATCATCATTACGAATTTTTTCGTGAAGTTCTTTTTGAACTTGAAAATCGTGTTTTTTGGGAGTCAATTCATCATTTGCAATTTCACGAAGCATTTTTTGCTTTTCTACTTTATTTTCCCAACCATATTCTCCAGATAAGTATGATGTACCCCACATTTCGTGCATATAATTCGAATCTTTATCTGTTTTTTTAGTCATTTTTGCTCCTGATTTGTTAATCAGAACTTTTTACGGGGTTGCTATCCCGTTTATCGATAAAAAATCCTCTTCTCAAGTAGTCTTTGTCATCAATGAACGTTAAATCTCCCATTTTTTGTGGTCTATCACCTTTCCAAACGGGAATTGCAATAGAATTGCCATAACGAAAGTCTGGATTTTGCCTAAAATGCACTTCAATGAGGTGTTCCCCTATAAATTCACAGTTAATCCATTCATAATGACCTTTTAGATTGTCTAAAATTTTTGGAAATTGTATGTTCTGATCTATACGAGTCCATTTTTTCCATTTATATAGCGGACTATCAGCGTTTCTTTCTCCAATTACAACCAATTTTGATTCTTTATTTTGAAAATCAACACTTATATGATCTCCTTCAAAAATCTCACACCAAAATTCTGCTGGATGAAAGTGATCTGTATATTTTTCAATTCTCTCTATACGAGAAAATCGACCCATACCAAGTAAATTAATACTTGGACGGACGATATAATCCCCTGAATATGGAACGGGGCACCCTACAGGTCCACACAGATGCCCTAGACGATGATTTAAGAGCAGTTTGTTATATACCCATAGATCTTCATTATGAATTGAATTCCATTCATCTTGAGAATCTATGTAATACATTGCGATGAAGAGTAAAATTCTTTTGTATACGAATATCAGAGTTTTTGAAAGTCCAACATTCTCCATTACTATCTAGAAACACAACCCATTCAAGATCGTGTTCTTGTGAACGATCAATACAAAAAAATGCCCAACCCTTACCCTTTGGAGTAAGAACTGGGATTGTAGGATTTAATTGAAGCATTTATTTGCCTTGACCACGATACTTTTTCTTACGTCCATTACGAGAGGTTGCACTGAGCAATGTACGTGTTGATCGCCCTTGACGGCTCTTCTTTGGTACACCAGGCTCAAAATGAACCTTATTCATTCCACTACCAGCTTTAGCCATTTAAAATTTCCTCCATTTCAAGTTCATTAGGATCAATATCTTCACCCGAGTAAAAACGCTCCGAGAAGTCTTGAAGAATCTCACTACAGTCTTCCATAGTGAGATTCGAATAAATTTTACGACCTTTGTATAAAAGATTGTAAAGTCTCATTAGATTACGCGAGTTTTTTCATGCCCCACACGAATACGCGGATCACACCATGTTACCATACCTGCTGCTTTTGCATCAAGACAGAATGAAACATCCTCACCGCACATATCCTGTACTTTGCCAGAATCAAAGACTTGCATCTTCGGAGCAAACCAAGGATACTCAAGACGTTCAAAAACTCCGTGTTTAATCAGTACCCAACCAAATCCAGTGTAATCCACTGTGAAAGGCTTTCTGCGCTTTGAGATAGACTCAACAGTTTCATGATTCATCACTCCACCATTCTTGCGGAAGTCTTCTTCTTCTAACCAGTGTGCGACAGAGGTTGTGTGACCATCTTCTGTTGCATACCATCCTGCAACAATCTCTTTCTCCTCACCTTCTTCATTCAGTGCAAGATCACAGAGTTGCCAGAACTTGGTTGAATCAAAGACAATATCCGAGTCAATCCAAAGTTGATAATCATATTGTAGTTTACCATCCCAAGGAATTTGCTTGGGACCACGAAGTACATTTGCACCAAGTACCTTACAACGTGCAAAGTTAACCATTGATGAGTAATCTTGTGAGATTTGAATACTCATTCCATTTTGTACAAGATCAAAACAAAGTTGTACAAATGCTTTGAGAAAGATAAATGAACATCCTCTACCAGGAAGACAGAAGACAATTGATTTTCCTTTCATTCTTGCTTTGATTGCATCATAATCCCATTCTTCTTTGGGAATAGATGGTGATGCTGCTTTAACCGTAAATCCTTTTGCCATAAAGTTTAAGTAACCTTCAGATCAATTTTATCAGTCTATTTAGAATTTGTCAATGCGAAGAATTTAGTGCAATTTCTTTATTCACTGTGAGTTCTTCATATGACAAATCATCAGTTGTATAATCAGTCTTCATAACTCCGACCATATTATTCAAAGTCTTCCATGCAGTATGAAATTCTTCTTCTTTAATTGAATGTAATAAACATCTATCTTTTGCGTAGATATGATATACTTTTTCCATAGGGGGGTAAAAATATTGCCGGAAATTTTTTGTAATACAAGTTAATGTATTACTGTTTTATATATCACAACAATACAAAAACCCAATACACTAAAAAATGGGCGGGGATATCGGATAACCCAACCTGCTAATATAACTCTCCAAAAATTCCAATAAGGAGATCTTCTACGCGGGTTTCGAAGACTGATCATAGGTCCGGAAATTTTTTATTGAGATTGATATTGAGCTCGCGTTTTGTCACCTCTGTAGGTTGGATAGGACCCTTTTTTTATAACACGCCCCCCAGGCGCCATCAACCCCAACCGCAAAACACTGCCAAAACGCATCATTCACGCATCATAACATAAGTGCCCCCCAGTGTCAACCAGAGGGCACGCAGTGAGTTATATCAGAATGCCACTTCCCCCAGAGTAGGAATACCAAGTGCTGCCTCAATCTGTGGCGACTCGATATAATCGAAACCACTCACATTATCGGCAACGAGTGCATCCAGAATGCTCAAGATTTCATTGCCAGTGTTACCTTGTGCAAGCAGAGAAAGAACAACAGACTTAGACATAATGAAGAAGAAAAGTGAACGAAACTGTGAGACTGGGCAGAGTATATTTTATGACCCCTCTGCCCATAGGGTCACTGATGCTTACTATGCAGCGCGGAGAGTATTCTCGCGGCGATAGAATTGCAGTACCTGTCCATACTCTACTGGTGCTGGTGCAGGAGTAGACTGAACAGGACGATTGATGGCATCAAAACATTGCTTTTCAATCTCAGCAATGCTATAACGGGACATCGGAATGTAACGCATGAGAGTGTGAGTGGCGGATCGTGAGCGACCCTTACACTATAGGTACACTTTCAAGGCCCCAGAGTTACTATCACTCACCAGCGGTCAGGTCTACTCAGATCCTCGACATATGCACTGACTGTCTCTGCAGGTTCCAACTGAAAGACTTTTTCCCAATCCATATTATGAGGATCGAAGTCACTCAGAACGTCCAATTCAAGAGTGACCCTATAACGCTGCTTCTGTGCTTGATGATACACGACTGACATAAGTGGAGTCTCCTGATGTATATGAGAGTATTATAAGATGCTCTGGAGTGAGTGTCAAGGGGTTGGCAGTATTTATCTGGGTTTGGTGGATTTTATGAGCAGGATGTGGGGATTTTGAAATAATCGCGGGGGGTTGACATATTGGGAGAAGTGTGATAGATTGCACGCAAAGATCACAAGACCT